ACATCTGCCCCATACCCTGCTCGGATATCCCCGGGAGCAAGGTGAAAACCTCAGCCATCTGCTTTTCAAAACCCACAGCTTGGCCAGTGACTGCAGTAACCCCTGCCGCTACAGCCGCAATAGGTATTGTAATAGAAGATGTCATGGCTGAGCCGGCAGAACTTATCTGGGATCCAGCTGCCTGGAGTTTTGTGCCGACGTTCCCTATCTCTTTCTGGACATCAGAAAATACCTTATGCAGGTCTTTCATGTCCCCTATAATCGAGACTATAAGTTCGCCGACACCCATTTTTTTCACTCACTGTTTTTCGTTACCTGGAAACCGACCAGGAACCATTTTCAGTCTTTCCTTCGGGATGAGCTTCTTTAAATTTTTTCAACCCTTTGATCCTCTGCTTTGTCTCAGCTGCTGCTTCGTCCGGATCAACTCCCTGCATGATCTCGCCCAGAACACCCCAGAAAACCTGAGCGTCTATCTTACGAGCTTCCCACCCTTTCCGATAGTACATTATGATCTGGTCAAGGGTCATCTCATCAAGGAGTCGTTCAGGTGTAGCCCAGGCATACATTTCACCGAGTTGGGAGATTATGTCCCAGATTCCGAGTTTTTTCCGTCTTCGCCGCCGGCTTCTCCCTCATCTTTGAGCTGGGTAATTCCTGTGAAAACGAAATTGACAAACTTCATAAGGTCGGTAATTGATAGATTGTCAAGAAGCCATTCCTTATCTATTTTTGAGTTTGACTTCTGGCAAATCAGAGCCACAAGGTCAAGCACATCCTCCAGGACGGACATGTCCAGGGTTTCCTCTGTTGCGTTTTCAAGCTCCTTGATGTCATGCTTTTTTGAGAATGCAATGAACTTGAGGGATACCCTAGCCGGGATTTTGGAAAGCTCTATGGTTTCGCCAAGCAGTACGGCAGTCCTTTTTGGGGGTTCAAGAATCTCAAAATTGTTCATAAGGTATTCAGTTGTTTTTTCAGACATCTTTTTGGCACTTCTCCGGATTCCTTTATTCAATATAGCATCAAGTTTGTTTTTTTCGATGAGAGCTCCACCGATATCTACATATTCGGGTTCTATTTCGCTCATGCGTTCTGCTCATCGTATATCTCGAAGAGCTGGTCTCCGGCAGTCCTGGTCGGATCAACAATACCTCTGAGTTCAATGTTCGGTTTCAGAGGCTCATCACCGTCGTCAGCGGGCAGGGCAAGCTCTATTCCGCCCTGGTTCTTAGCTGCATAGACAGTGATCCTGAATTCCTCCCCTGCTGCATTGGTATTGGTCAGCCTGACCACACGTGGACTAATGGTGTTGAGACCCCCCGATGAGAATGTTACACTTGTATTCGGGGTATAGGAATAGTCAACGAGTGCCCCTTCTCCAGAGGTAATCACAGTAGACGCTGCCACCCTTCCGATGCAGGTAAAACCCGAGGCATCCACTGCAATCACGTAATCAGTGTTCCTGACAGCAGCATTGCTAGAGGCATCTGTGACAACGATAGACCCGACTTCAGAGCCGTCACCGTTCTTATAGTTCAGCCTTACTAGCCCGGTTCCTGTCAGAGTATGAGGTTCATTTTCAACTGAAACAGGATCGCCGGCAACCACAGTTATAAGGTCAATTCCGCCTCTGATCATATGGAGGTTTTCGAGATCCACTTCCCACATATCGAACTTCACAGTTGCTGTGTGGTTCTTCACAGGACCATTGATTTCAGGACCGTTGTCAGGACTGAATACGACAACCTCGAATTCTTCAGTAAATATAATGCCTGTTGCAACTCCGAGGTTTGTGAGACTGCCAACATCATCACCCACTTCGAGCTTTGCCGACCCAAAACGGATCGCGGTTGGTTTTTGTACTGTTGTCTGGTAATTGACCATTTATTTTTCACTTCCTTACTTTAGATATATTACCTTGAAGTCATACGGAATATGATAGACCCCGGGTAAGTCCTCGTACTGGTCCGGAGCTTCAATCGGAATAATTCTAATAATTTCAATGCCTGAAACGACCCCCGAGAATCCTTCAAGGGCAGCCTCAACAGCTTTTGAGAGTTGCTGAACCTGCAGATAATCTTCTGCCCAGCAGGATATCTGAAACCGTGGGGATCCTGTGATCTGCTTGTATGGGTTCGATGGCTTGTGAATCGAGATGGCAGGGAGGGCACAGTCAAGAGGAAGCTGCATAGGGTAGATCATGGAGCCTACAAAACTCTTGACTTCAGTATCGTTTGTCAGAATAGTCCGGATCGCTTCGTCGATGATCGTCATTTGTGCCTCATGAGGATCTGCTTGATTTTCTCTTCGAATGCCTTCTGGATTTCAGCTTCGTTCTCGTCCAGGGCAGGTCGAAGGAAAGGCCTTGGTTGCTGGTGATATCTACGACCCAGCCGGTCGGTATCCATGAACCCCTTTTCAAGTCTCATAGCATGGCTGAGGGTCGATCCTACCTGTGAAACGCATCGAACCGGAGACTTCTCTTTCCGGACTTCTCTGATGTTTCTCCTGGTAGCTCCAGTGATGATCTCAGGGAAATCCGGATGACCTCGGCCCACATTGATCTTAGCTTCCCGGACAACTACTGCAGCCCCGGCTGAGGTGGCCTGCGAGAGCATGGCCTGCAGTTCTTTGTCTATCTGCTGGAACTTCGCCTGCAGCTTCTTTATGCCTTTTACCTCAGTCCTGAACATGTCCACCATTGCAGCCCCTCATTTTCTTGTGAAACACTCTTTCAGATCTGTGATTTTGACCCCAGCTACCAACCCTACAATAAACGCCACCGGCAACAGTAGCGTACCGTCCTGTCCTGTCCTGATGAGTTCGAGCTCCATCGACGCTATAAAATATATAGCATAGATGCGGACAACGGACTCAGCTATTTTCGTGCAGTTGCTAAAGTCAATCATTTTTAATGCTCCTGCGTGACAGGACCCCACAAACGACATAATGATTTTCTCCATTTCTCCAGATTGTCCAGATTACAAATGCAGAGCACGTCCGGAAAATCCGGGTGATCTTTTCTATTTCGGCAGTTTGCGCAGCAAGAAATTAGCTGCTGCGTTTTTTCACCGCCTTCAGTTCGACCTCCAGGTGGTCAATGTCATAATCCCCGCTGGAATTCAGAAACAGTTCATATTGAACCCCGGCATGAGTGACCTTATACGGGCCCTCATATCCACTGACATCACTTGTGACTAAATCACCCTCCATGACTACAGCTTCAGCGGGAAGGAAAAGAAGAGGGGTGGAAACGATGTAATCTCCGCTTTCCATAGACTGTATACCTCTCCTCATAGAAACGTCTGAGAACCTACAACTCGAATATGTTGTCGTCGTCGTCGTAAGCTGTGGAGTGCCTACCCCGTTTGTGACAGGCTCTGCGGATCCGGAGGCAAGGGCTGCCCCTCCATGAGTGTCAGAAATGGATTCCCCTGTCTGAAAAGTCCCGAAAACGTTTGAGAGAATTAAGTATCCTGCAGCATTTTCGGAAGCCCAGGTCCCGGACACGAGGACCAGCTGTTTGATCGTACCGGTGGCTCCGGTGTCTATCCCTACCAAGGGATCTCCTACGGTGAAAGCTGAAGATCCGGACGTGAAGAAAAGCTTCTGGTCCTGGGTACTGCTCAGTATGTTGCAGGAGTGGATCATCCTATGCTGCAGAGCGCCCATCATGTTTTTCAGCCCTCTTTGTTCACAGTTCCCGGGCCTACACGCCCGTAAGGTATGCTGTAGCTCCTTGTCGAGTTCCTGTACTTTTTCATGTACTTCGCGGCTTCAGTTTCGTGGTCCTGGATGTCCTGGTCAATTGTATTCTGCTGCTCGGCGTTTCCCATTTTGACCCTGGCAGCCAGCTCTCCGTTTGTTCTCATCTTGCGAAGGACGGCAGCTGCTGAGAGGTGGATGCAGGCCAGGTTGAGGAGGGCTGTACTGCTTGCATCTGCACTGCCCCCGGTCTGCGTTGCTACAGCTTTCGATGTCCTTACTATGAGAGCTGAGATGTCCTCATCTGTGAGCGATCTGGGATTGACTTCAGCACGAACTTCTTCCACGGAACACAGGACCATTAACGATCACCCGCGTTTTTTACCCGGGGGTTGTTCAGAAGGTGCAGGTTCAGGAACAATCTGGATGCAGTTCACAAGTTCAGCAACTTTCTCAGCTGGGCAGTCGAACTCATCACCTTCCTTGAAAACCTTGAACCCTCCAGATTCCATTTTCATAGCCAGATGGCTAATTCTTACTCTTGCTCTGACCATTGGATCACCTCACCGCTTAACTGTCCCCAAGCCCAGTGACGGAGCAGATGCAGACATCCTTCATGGTGGATTTATCTAAATGCTTGAATCTTGGAACAAGAGCACCAACCTGCTGCATCTTGATGTCACCGGTCTTCACGTTCCCGTCAGCATACCATAGGTTGTTTTCAGGTGTCTGAGTCTCGATGATGTCAAAGAACCTGAGGTTATCCTGAGATGCAATTGGAGATATCATCCCGGTTCCTGCCGTGAGGTCCGGAGCCTCAATGATCTGTCCTGGCTGGGATTCGTTAGGTGCAGCTGCGTTCAGAATTTTGAGAATCGCGGGGGCTTCTTCTTTCCCTGTGTCGTTCTCAGAGTCCATCAGTTCGGCGAAGTTGAAGGAGGCGAGAGAAAGGTTGTATCCTGCTGAGTATACACCATCGGCTTTTAGGAGAGAAATGCCGGAAACTGTAGCTGCTTTGAGGTTTCCGTAAGTTCCACTATCGGAGGCTGAAACGGTGTTGCCTGCGACCTGGTACATACCTTTGATTTCGTAGGTTGACCCGTTAGGTTTCCACCCATCGACGACGAGCTTGTCCTGCTCAGCAATGATGTTGGAGGTCATGTCCGTTGAAAGGTCGTTCTCAAGTGGGATCTTTTTCAGCTCGTAGGCTTTCCAGTCGCGGTACTTAATTGTGACATCGTCCTGCTGGACAGGAATCCTTGTCGGGAAGGATTTGATATCTATAGTGTCGAAATTGTCATTCTGGATATCGTAATTGGTCGCCGCCCCTGCCCTTGCAACATACTGCAGGGTTTCAACGGTGAGGACACCGAGTCCCTGTCCTGAGAGTTTAGGATTGACTGGCATGAGCTTCCTGCCAACACTTTGTGCTCTGAGTACGGGAACTACAGCTTCATCAAACTGTTTTCTAAGAACTTCGAGAAGCGCATTTGAGGTCATTTCATCACTTCCGGGTAACTACCCATATTTTTGCTACGGTGCCTGTGGTGGTCACTGATTCATCGGCGTCGGCTACAATATCATCGTTGCCGGTAGAGACTGTAGCAGATCCACTTTCGTCCACGGAAACGACCCCGTTCACGATCGCAGCTGCTAGATAGCCGTCTGTGGTCACCTTGAGCGGTTGGCCCTTGACGATTGTCTGAGAGGTCGTCAGTCTCGCGAGCTGCCTTCTCCCGGCGCCAACTTCAACCCCTACATTATCGCCGACTGCGTAGGCGGTGTCGATCGTTTCGGGTTTGTCCGGGGAATTTTCGTATGAAAGGTAGCCAATCATGTGATTGCCTGCGCTCCACTCCATAACCGAATAATCGTTTGTATCCCTGATTACGACAATCCCCGGAAGCATTTTTGCAGCTGTGGCGTTAGCCCCTACCTGCAATTCTTCAGTAGAGAGGCTGCCTCCGTTGCGAACCTTGTTATTCGGTTCTCGAAATCCTGCTTGAACCATGTTCAGACCTCCGAGTATGTTCTGGTCCCCGGGTCAAAAATCTGAATCTTGTTTCCGGAGCCACCTGCAGGGTACTGAATCGGGTCACTCCCGGAAGCACCGAGCTCCACGGTTCCGAGATCTTCTGCAAGCCTGGTAAGGTCTGCTGCTGAAAGTGCCTTGAAGTCCTCGGGTTTTGTCTCGATTCCAAGGGCTTTCCGGGCAGCTGCGAATTTTCCAAAAGCCGTGTTTCGTTCCTGCTCCTGCTGTACCTCTTCTTTGTAGTTGCTGAGGGCAACTGCAACTATTTCCTTGATATTTTCAGTAGGTACTGAGGACGCTGCCACCGCGGTTAACTCCTTGATTTTCTTGTCCTTCCCATTGTTCGATGCTGTCAATTCAGCCACCTGAGAAGTCAGTGACTCAACAGACTCAGCCTTCGGCTTTAGTTCCTCGATGAGCTTGTCTTTTTCTGCGATCTGAGCTTTCAGCTCTTCAATGGTTTCGTCTGGTATGGTTTCATCTCCTGGTTTTTCTTCGGATGCGATGATTTTGAAAGGAAAAGTGACGTGGAATTTCTTTGTACCGTCACTTGATGCTGAAACTACGCCCCATTTCGCGGAATCCCACGCGGGATTGTTCACAACTGTGATAGACTCAATAATTACACCGTGGGCCCATCCCCCTGAGTCTATTTCCTGAGTGCTGGCAAAAATACTCCAAAATGGTTTCCAGGTCCCGTCCTCGATTTTCTGAGCAGCTATCGAGTCAGTGATCTCGGCCTTACAGGTCACGTCGTCTTCCGTCCTTCCCGCATCGGCTACATGCCCGATTTCTGAGTTAGGGTCTCCCATATAGTCACAAATATGAGGATCGATGCGCGAACAGATCCGGACAACGGATGTTTTCAGGCTTTTGATGGCGTTATCTGCTTCTGCGAACGGTATTCCCCAGCCGTTCGTATTTAGTACACCTAGGGGGAACGCGGTCCC